GATCTACAAGTATATATACAATCAGAAACATCATGTAGTTTCTAATTCACGCTACTACGTGTATGAGACGGAGGAATAGAGATGATAAAAGAAAAAGTTGTAATTGAGAAAATCAAGCCGCAAAAAGGAAACAGGCACATCACCTTTTCTGAACAAGCACTTGAAGGATATCCCGATGGTGTAAGAGCACTGCTGATGTGCATTGCGGAAACAGGTTATCGTGCCGGGGAAGAAAGAACAAGGTTGAAGTATGCTGATTCCTATAAAAAAAGAATGTACTGGAAAAATCAGGCAAAGAATTGGGAAAAGCTCTATAAAAACGAGTTATCCGAAAAAGAATCAAGAAAGCAAAGAGAGATAAAGCTTGCTGAAATAAATGCTGAAAAAGAATTAAACGACGGAAACGTAGAGGGAACGTATTCGTATGCTGAATATAAGCGCTTAAGAAATCAGTGCAGACTGCTTCTGGAGAAGAACAAGAAGCTTAAGAAGCAGTACATGGATCTAAGAGAGAAAGTTCTCGATAGGGGGTACATGAAATGAATGAATTAAGTGTAAGTGATCTTTTATCAAAGTTCCATAATTATGAAGTTGTTAAAGTATGTGTTCTTAGAAGCGATTGGAAAAGAACAGGAGTCGCTAGAAATACAATGATCACGACAGTTAATGAAATACTGCAGAAGGGCAAGAAGCCTATTCTTGACGCGTTTATTTATAACATTAAGAAGGAACATAACCTGATTGTTGTAGAAGCTTATGAGCATACTTTGTATGAGGTGAAATGATGATAGACATATCTTTGATTAATTTAGACCATGATAAAAACATGATAAAAACATGATAAAAAAATGGTTAAAAATAAGAAGAAATAATAAATAACTGTTTGTGTAGTATATATACACAAACAAAAATTGGGGTGATATGAAATGGATCTAAATAAAAGAAAGTTTGTTAGAGAATACAAAGGGAAGCTTCCTTTTGTCAAGAATACGATTGACAAGTTTGTTGCCAAGAGATTTAAGGGGCGTGATTACCGGCTTTACTTCAGATACGAATATATGGATAAAAATACTCCTATTGAATTTACTAGAAATGTTTACACTTTATACAAGTTGATTGTTGAAGAAGATGAAGGTTTAAAAGGATACATAATCGATGCAGTTTATGCAGTGGATGCTGATGTGTGCTCAATCGACTTGTATGAGTCTCTTGAATCAGCGCTGGAAGTTCCTGACAAAGACAAAAGCTGTGACTCTTTTTATCATAACTCTTTGAGTAATTCGGAGGTTGAATGATGCTGGCTTTCGTTGTAGGACTATTCATATTGTTGTTTTCAGGAGCAATTAGCGTAATCATTCTTGCAGTAATCAATTACATTGATTCATGCAGGATTCTGAAAAGAATTGAGGAAGAAGAGAAGAGACTAAAGTCTCAGCGCATAAAGGAGCTGAAGGAAATGTTTGAGGTTGATGAAGATGAAGAAGATTAAGACTAAGGAGCAGCTGACAAGATATCTCAAACTGTACGAAGATTATTATTGGGAGCTTAGAGCTCTGGAGTCAATGTCTCTTCCCAAATCGGTAATGCCATCATCTGAACTTGGCACTGGATCTTCCGATAAGGTCAAGTCGCTCAATCATAATCTAGCAAGAAAGCAAGCAAAGATAGACAAGATGCTGGAGATTGAAGAGATTATTTCTCGTCTAGATAAAGACAATCATCAGCTAGCACAGATACTTCGGTACAAGTACTGCTACTTTTATAAGCTAGAGACCATTGCGAAGATATATCGCAAGTCATATGCGACAATACATAGACTGTATACGTCAGCAATCAATGCACTACTGTTCACCATAAACGATAATGATAAGCAGTGAGCAACGTTGATAAGTTATGATAACCTGTGATAAATGATGATAACTTGTGAGCAACAGTGATATGCGATTAGATATCAGTTAGTGATAATATGTTATTGTAGAATAAATATAGAAGCAACAAGAAGAGCTAGTACACTCTTCTTTTTGTTTAAGGAAGTGAGCTCATGTTCAAGCGTGATCCACAGCTAGCAAGGTTTTACAAGTCGAAGGCATGGCGAGATTGTCGCGATGGATACTTCAAGTCTCGACATGGACTATGCGAACGCTGCTTGAAAAAAAATTTAATCAGCGTCGGCAAAATCGTGCATCATAAGATATATCTAGATGCTAAAAATTATAAAAATCCGGAAGTGTCGCTCAACTGGGACAATCTAGAACTTCTTTGTCAGGACTGTCACAACAAGGAGCATCATGGATCAAGCAAAGAGAAGCGATATTCTTTTGATAAGAATGGAAATATCGTGTACTTTGACTAAATTACAACATAATTCAAGCGAAAGAGAGAGAAAATTCTCGATGTCCCCCCTTATTTTCAAAAATTTTTGAAGCGTACTGGGGAACGGTGTGGGGGATGAATTTTCCTCTCTTTTGATTTTATAGGAGGTGTAGTCAGAATGGATGACAAGGAGCTTGAGCGTAACAAGCTAATCAAAAAAGAATACAACAAATTAAAAAAACTGTTCAAGCCTTTGCCTGAAAACAAGTTCAAGCTGATAGATGCCTTGCTTCATAATCAGGCGTTCATGAAAGTCATTCTGGATGAGCTTCAAGAGACAATCAAGCGTGAAGGAACGATTGAAGAATATCAGAACGGTGCGAATCAGCATGGACGAAAGCCAAGTTCAAATCTTCAAGCTTACAACAATACCGTCAAGCAATATAACGCGATAAATAAGCGTTTAGAAGAAATGCTTCCTGAAGAACACAAGCTGTCAAAACTAGAAATGATGCGTAATGTCTGATAACTATATCCGCCAGTATCATGATCAAATAAAATCAGGTGAGATTGTTGTCGGCAAATGGATAAAGCTTCTGTTTGAAATCATAGAAAAGGGTTTAGAAGAAGAAAAATTTTTCTATGATTCAAAAAAAGCAAATAGAGCTATCACTTTTATTGAATCATTCCTGCATCACGCAAAAGGAAGTCTTGCTCCACAGCTGATCAAGCTTGAATTGTGGCAAAAAGCAATCATTTCTTTAATTTTTGGCATAGTTGATGATAAAAATCATCGTCAATTTAGAGAGATTCTTATCGTTGTTGGACGAAAATGTGGTAAGTCATTGCTTGCGTCTGGAATTATGGAATATGTGGCCTATCTTGATGATGGCTACGGAAACGATATCTATTGTCTTGCTCCGAAACTGGAACAGGCGGATATCGTTTTCGGCTCATTTTGGCAGTCAGTCCAGAAAGAACCTGAGCTTCTAGCACTCACAAAAAAGCGCAAGACTGATATTTACATTAGTCAGACAAACACGTCAGTAACAAAGCTTGCTTTCAATGACAAGACGGCCGATGGGTTCAACCCTCAGCTGACTGTATGTGATGAAATCGCAGCTTGGCCTGCTGCAAAAGGGTTAAAACAGTATGAAGTTATGGCGTCAGCACTTGGAGCCCGAGAAGAGCCACTGATCCTGTCAATAACTACTGCCAACTACATCAATGATGGCATCTATGATGAACTGATGAAGCGTGCAACTAGATTTCTTCTTGGCGATTCAAAAGAAAAAAGGCTCTTGCCGATTCTATATATCATTGATGATATCGAAAAATGGAACGATATCAACGAACTGAAAAAGTCGCTTCCAAATTTAGGCATTTCGGTTTCAGAAGATTTCATCAAAGAAGAAATAGTAAAGGCTATGGGTTCTCTTTCAAAAAAGGCCGAATTCATATGCAAGTACTGCAACATCAAACAGTCTTCATCAACAGCATGGCTCAACGCTGTTGATGTGAAGAAGAATGTGTCTGATCATCCATTAAGCCTTGAAAATTTCCGAGGCTGCTATTGTGTTGGCGGCATCGATTTGTCAAAGACAACTGACTTGACGAGCTCGTGCGTTGTTATTGAAAAGAATGAAGTGCTCTATCTTTTCGCTAAGTTCTGGATGCCTTCGGAAAAGGTTGAATACATGATTGCGAGAGAAGGCGTTCCTTATGACCTATTCATTCAGAGAGGTCTGCTGAACCGGTCCGGTAAGAATTTTGTTGATTATCGAGACTGCTTCAATTGGTTCAAGTCGCTCGTTACCGATTATGAGATCTATCCTTTAAAGATAGGCTACGACAGGTACAGTGCTCAGCAACTTGTCCAATCAATGGATGAATTCGGATTTCATATGGATGACGTAAATCAGGGATTCAATCTAAGTTCAGTCATTCGAGAAACTGAGGGGCTTATAAAGAATGGTGATTTCAACATCGGAAACAACGATCTTATGAAAGCGCACCTGCTTAATGTTGCTTTGAAGAGTGACAATGAAATTGGAAAGGTCAAGGCAATAAAGATTGAAGAAAGAGCACATATTGATGGATGTGCTGCCTTATTAGATGCAATGACAGTAAGGCAAAAATACTACAAGGAAATTGGTGGGCAGTTGAAGAACTGCTCATAGAAAGGATATGATCATGGGATTTTTTGAAAGATTTATCAAGAAAAAGAATCAGTCATCAGCTGCAGTCAATGGTTTCTCAGCTGGAATGGTTGTTGGATATAGACCTTCATTCAGTAATTTTGACGGCGAAATCTATGAAAACATCCAGGTACGTAGAGCCATTGATGCAAGAGCAACGCACAATTCAAAACTTAAGTTCCATTTTACAGGCATTGATTCTTTGAATATCGAACAGAAGAGAATCCAACTGCGACCTAACCCGTGGCAGACTTGGTCACAGTTCATTTATAGATTCTCGACTATTCTTGACATCAGCAGCAGTGCGTTCATTCTCCCGCTGCTTAGTGATGACGGCGAAAGAACTGTCGGATTCTTTACTGCGCTTCCTGAAAAATGCATGATTGTGCGTTCAAGAGATAACAATTTGTGGATAAAATACACGTTCCAGGACGATACTACAGGTTATATTGAAATGGAGCGTGCGGGAATCGCTACAAGGTTTCAGTACAAGGATGAATTCGCGGGCACTGGAAATACTGCACTGAATGAAACAATGAATCTTGTGTCACTTCAGTCGCAGGGCATTGAGGAATCAATCAAAAACGGTGCAACATACAGGTTCATGGCTCAGGTCAATAACTTCATGAGCGACGATGACCTCACAAAAGAAAGAAAAAGATTTAACGAAAAGGCGTTCGCTAGTAATGGTGGAGGTCTTTTATTGTTTCCGAATACATACAAGGACATCAGACAGCTTAAGAATGATGCGTTTGTTGTTGACAGTGATCAGATGAAAATCATCAATGACAACATCAACAAATATTTTGGCGTAAGTGAAAACATTCTGAATAACTCAGCAATCGGTGATGAACTCAACGCTTTCTATGAAGGAGTTGTTGAGCCATTTGCAATAAGACTTACTGAGCTTTTCAACAAGATTCTCTTTACCGAACAGGAGCTTATGGCCGGATCATCAGTGATTCTATCATCAAATAGACTGCAGTACATGTCTAATAAAGACAAGAAAGCGTTCACTGAGTCGATGATGGATAGAGGAATGCTTCTGATTGATGAAGCTCGTGAAATATGGAACCTTCCTCAGCTTCCAAACGGTCTAGGCCAGATGTATACGCTGCGTGGCGAATACTACCTGATTGACATGAAAGGAAATATTGTAAAGAAAGCTGATTCAAATGTTGCAAAGAAAGGAGAAACGAATGGACGAACTGAAGATGAAGAAACTGAATAGCGGTCGCCAGTATAGAAAGATTGGCGTTCCACTAAAGACAAGAAAAAAAGAAGACTCGGATGAAAAGGTTGTTGAAGGATATGCAACAACCTTCGACAGCGAATATGAACTTTATCGATTCGGAAACACAACTCTGTATGAATCTATCGACAAAAGAGCATTCGATGACTGCGACATGAGCGATGTAATCATGCAGTTTGATCATACAGGATTTGTCTACGCAAGATGCCGAAATGGCACGCTAAAGCTTGATATTGATGATCATGGTTTGAAGGTCACTGCAAATCTTGGCGGAAATGAAAGAGGACGAATGCTTTTTGAAGATATCGATAAAGGATACATCGATAGGATGTCTTTCGGATTCACTGTTGGTGGAACTGAAAGAACAATTGTTGATGATGAAGAATCAGGCACTAGAGAAGTGCATATTCGCATCACAAAGATCAACAAATTATATGACGTTTCAGCAGTATCAATTCCTGCTAATGATATGACGGAATTGTCTTCTCGTAGTCTTTTTGACGGAGTGATCAAGGAACTGGAAGCGGAGCGAATGAGAGAAGAAAAAAGAAAGAAGCGACTGAAACTTATTATTGAAACTGAACTTAATTAGAAAAGGAGAAAAACATGAGAGATTTAAAAGAAATTTTAGCTGATTTAAAAGAATGTCGTTCAAAGTTGACTGATGATTCAATCACTTCAGAAGAGCTAGACAAAATTGAAAAAAGAATCAAAGAGTTAGCTGAAGAAAAAAGAAATGTTGAAGATGCCATCGAAAGAAGAAAAAAATTAATCGATGAAGTGGATACAAACCATGAGGTTTTAGAAAAATTTGAAGAGCCAACTGCTCGTTCAAAAACATATGGTGCTGATTCACCCGAGTATCGTTCAGCATGGTTAAAGGACATGGCTACACGCAAAAGCGGTGAGAAGATTTTTGGGGAAATGAACAAGGAAGAAAGAGCTGCGTTCACTTTCACAACATCAAATTCAGGCAACATTGTTCCACGAGTTACATTGAATAAGATTGTTGAATTAGTAAAGTCTTATTCTCCACTTTATGAAGACTCAACTCATTCAAACATGACATCAGGATTCGGAGTTCCTCGTCATAAGGCAATTGATCAGGGAGATGCTAAAGTCACTTCTGAAGGCGCTGCTAATGATGACGAACAGGATACATTCGACTTATTGACACTCGATGGTGTTGAAATCAAAAAACATGTAGTTATCACAAGAAAAATGAAGTGGCAGTCAATTGATGCGTTTGAATCATGGTTGACTGATCATATCGCTAAGCGTATTGCGAATGCAAAAGAAAAGCATATCTTATCAAGATTGGATGATGCTACTTATGGTATTGCAGCTTCAAATGTTATGACTGACAAGACATACACTGCTGATACAATCAGAGAAATCTTTGGTGCAATCGGTGAAAATGGTATCAAGAGAGTCTACGCGAATAACAAGACTATCTATACAGGCTTATTCGGAATTGAAGATAAGATGGGAAGACCATTATTCACGGAATCATCAACTACTGATCCTAAAGTGGCAGGACGTATTTTAGGCTCTGAAGTCAAAGAAGATGGAAACATCGCTGATGATGTAGCATATTTTGGTGTTCCTGCATCATTATTGACAAATGATTTCGAAGAGTTATATATCCAGTCTGATGTTGAACCAAAGACATTCAAAGATATCATCGGAGGATATTCATTATTTGATGCTGGGCTTGAAAACCCAGTCGCATTTGTAAAGGTTACCTTCACAAGAGCACAGGCTGCTCAGCAGGGGGAGTAACAAAAAGCTATACACAGTCTGAACTGCAATCCATGACCAAGCAGCAAATTTATGATTTAGCTATTGGTCGTGGATATTCAACTGTATCTACTGATGATACAAAAGCTCAGATGATTTCCAATTTTTTGAATGAACAGGGAGGATAAGCAATGCTTGAATATGTGAAACTTACATTAAGAATCAAGACGAACGCATATGACACATTGCTTTCTGAACTGATTCGCGCAGGTGCTCAGGATTTGGGCTTGGCTGGTGTTGTCAATGATGAACTTGACATTGAACACATTGATGAAGTTGAAGATTCTCTTATCCGAAGAGCAATCGCTACATATGTATGCTGCAATTTCGGTAATCCGACAAATTATGACAGACTTAAAAAGTCATATGATGAGCAGAAGTCTCAGCTCAGCAATGCTACTGGCTATACCGATTGGGGAGATTAATTCATGGCTGAAAGCACAGTATTGAATTTGTGCAGTGTAGAAATCACAAAAGATAAGTACTTTAGAGAACAAAGACAGCTCAAAAAAAAAGAAGTCTTCTGCACAAAAGAAAGCGTATCTGAAAAAGAATTTTTTGAAGGAGCAAGAAATGGGTTTCGCCCTGAAATTAAATTTAGGCTTTTTTACGGTGACTACAGTCATGAACAGATTGTTGAGTATGAAAATGTACTCTATGAAGTGTATCGAACGTATGTGAGAGCTGATGAGATGATAGAGTTATATGTCAAGAGAAGGGAAGGTACAACATGAATTATGTAAAAGTAACTCCTGATGAATTTTCTATTGCTATGGATGAAATTCTGAATGACATATCAAAAGATACTCAGGACGTTGTAAAAGATGCGGTTGGCAAAGCCGGAAGAAAAGGAGCAAAAGTTCTGAGAACTGTTTCTCCTGTTTCTTCGCTTCCAACATCAGGAAAGTATAGAAAAAGCTGGTCTTGCAAGGTTGAGGAGCATCCTTTCAGCTCCGAAGCAACAATCTACAACAAGCTTCCTGGAATGCCTCATCTTATAGAAAAAGGGCACTCGATTTCAAACCAGTATGGACCAACAAAAGGTCATGCTGCAGCTAAGCCACACATTGATCAGGGTGTAAAGGCGGCTGAAGCTGAACTCGAAAGGCTCATAGAAAAAGGATTGTCGAAGCTATGAGAAAGACTGATTTCATGCAGTTTCTTGCTGATGAACTGCCTGTTCATGTTGTTTTTGGAAGATATTTCAGCGATGCGGACCTGTCGCAAAATACAGGAGAAGGATATTGTGCAGTTCATTTTGTGGAAACACACAATGTTTTTTGTGATGGTCATATCTACAAGAAAGTGGAAGTCGCAGACATCGAGCTCATTACAAAGCAGATTGAACCTGTCATTGAACAAAAGATTGAGGATATCATTGATTCAAGAAAAGAATTTAGCTCCTTTACGAAGGGGCAAGTGTATAGCAAAGAAGAAAAGATTTACATCACAGCTTATGAATTTGATGTGATGCTTGAAAAAGAAATATACTAAAAAGGAGAATAGAAAATGCCAACAGCAACACAAAACAAGGTTAAATACAATTTAAAAAATGTACATTACGCTAAATTGATTAGCGAAGGCACAACTGGACCAGCATATGGAGAAATCAAGGAATGGCCTGGTGCCGTAAGTGTGAATTTTGAGCCACAGGGCGAAAGTTCAACATTTTATGCTGACGGAATAAAATATTATGTAACATCGACAAATACTGGATATGAAGGAGATTTTGAATCTGCTTTGGTTCCAGAAGATTTCAAGCGTGATATTCTAGGCATGACTGAAGATTTTGATGGAGTCTTGCTAGAGAATGCTGACGCGCCAACTGTATATTTTGCATTATTGTTTGAGTTTGATGGAGATGTCAATGCAAGACGTCATGTCATGTACAAGTGTTCAGCTACGCGTCCATCAGTCGAATCGAAAACAAAAGAAGAGAATGTTGATGTTGCGACTGAAACTGTTAAATTGACATGTTCAACAACAAAGATTAATGGTGTAAACATCCCAAAAGCTGAAACAGGAACATCTACGAGCAGTGATGTGTATAATTCGTGGTATACGAGAATTCACGGCGCAGTTTCTCAGGGAGTAGGAGATTAATATGGAAAAAGGTGGAATTTCTAAAAAAATAAGATTAGGCGATGAAGAAGTAAAAGTTCGCATGAGTGCAGTAACTCCAATTCTGTACAATCAGCTAATTAACAGAGACTTCTTCAAAGATCTTGCTAATTTCAATGATTCATTCAACGGCAGCAAGAGAGAAGACGGACTAGACATTGATTTGTTCGTTTTCAAAGGTCTATGTTATGTCGGAGTTGTTCAGGCAAGCGAAAAAGAGCTTCCTAAATTCATCAATTGGCTTGATGGATATAAGGATGTAGACTTTGCTAATGCGTTTATGGATCTGCTTGAATGCTGGAATGAAAATTCAAGCGGAACTGCTAAAGAAAAAAACACAGCAAGCGAATAGATCGTGATTATTCTACTGGTCTATTCGCATTAAGAACTACACAAATCGGATTAAGCATTGAATCACTTGATGCGCTCACCTTTGGAATGGTGCTTGACATATTTACTGAATCATCAAATGATGAATGCAATTACAATGTTCTTGCTGACCAATCCGATTTTGACAGGTTCTAATTAAAAAGCACACTAATACGTTGAGTTCTAAAAAGTGTGCTTTTAATTTTTGAAGAAAGGATGGAAAAATATGGCAGAGAAAAAAGGTATCACGATTGAAATCAATGGCGATACGACCAAATTTCAAGGCAGTCTGACAAGCCTTAACAAACAAATCAATTCTACTCAAAGAGAGATTCGCTCTTTGGACAGAAGCCTAAAATTCAATCCATCTTCTACACTACTGCTGAATTCAAAGCAAAAGGATTTGGCAAAAGCTATTGAGCTTACAAAAGGCAAAGCTGAAGCCTTAAGAAAAGAGATGGCAACAGTTGACCCTAAAAGCGACGATTACAAAAAGCTTCAGACTGACTTAGGTTTGACCGAAACAAAGCTAAAGCAGTTGGAAAGCGAGTATAGAAAATTCGGCTCGACACAAAATGCGTGGGCTAGCAAATTTGTTGCAGTAGGAACACGAATCAATACTGTTGGTAAATCTATTGAAAATGCAGGTCAGAAGCTAAAGGGACTTTCAGCAGTTGCAGGCGCAGGCATTGTAGCAAGTGTCAAGCTTGCAAGTGATTTCCAGAATGGAATGAACAAAGTCAATACGATTGCCAACAAAAACGGCAAAGACTTGCAAAAACTCAGCGATCAGCTTTTAAAAGTATCAACTGATACAGGCAAGAGCGCAACGGAGATAACGGAAGCTGCATATCAGGCGTTATCTGCATCAGTTCCTACTGATCAAGTTGCAAAATTCACTAAAGTCGCAACCAATCTAGCAAAAGGCGGATTTACTGATACAAAGACGTCTGTTGATTTACTGACTACCGCAATTAATGCATATGGTTTGAAGGTAAAGGATGCCACCTCTTTAAGTGACCGACTCCTGACTGTTCAGGATAAAGGCAAGACAACTGTTGCTGAATTAGGTTCGTCTATGGGCCAGGTAATCCCAGTTGCGTCCGCACTGCATGTCAATTTTGACAATCTTTCAGGTGCATACATATCTCTGACAAAGCAAGGTATCAACACAGCTAATGCAACAACACAGATTAGAGCAATGCTAAATGAGCTTTCAAAAAGCGGCAACACAGTTGATACAACATTGCGCCAAAAGACAGGAAAATCTTTCAGCGAGCTGATGTCAAGCGGTAAATCTTTAGGCGATGTATTACAAATCCTTTCAGATTCTGTCGGTGGAAATGCCAACGCTTTTAAGAATTTATTCAAAAATCAGCGTGCTGGACAAGGTGCTTTAGCAATTCTTAACGGAGGTACAAAAGAATTTAACCAGTCATTGAAGGATGTTCAGAATTCAACAGGAAAGACTGCACAGAATTTAAAGAAGCTTGACAGTCCGTCAAAACAGGCTGAACGATCGCTCAATGCGTTAAAAAATAGTGGCATTCAGTTAGGTCAGCAGTTCTTGATTAACGCAGCTCCGATGATGAAGTCATTGTCTGGCGGTGTAAAAGGCTTCACTAATGCTATGAGCAAAGCATCACCTGCTACAAAAAATTTAATCACAGGTTTTGTTGGAATAACTGCAATTGCAAGTCCCGTTCTTATAGTATTTGGAAAGCTGACGCAAGGTGTAGGAAACTTCATTACAGCTATACCAAAAGCGGTAGGCACTGTAAAAGCGTTAGGAACTTCGATTCAGGCGGCAGGTGGATTAAGTGCAGCTGCTTCAACGGGTCTTGCGTCATTGTCTACTGTAGCGCTTCCTCTCGTTGGCGTTGTTGGCGCATTAGGAACCGCTTTCATTCTTGCAAAAAAATATATGTCTGATATGGCTGAAGCGCAAGGAGAAGCATATCAAAAGACAGTCAATCTTGCTGATCAGTCATCAAAGCTTCAAAATGAAGTCAATAAATCAAATAAGGCTTATGACAGCAGCATTGATAAAATCAATACAAATAGCACAGTAGCCGAAAAGCTGACTGATAGAATCGAAGCTTTGGCAAGCAAGACAAATAAAACCGCGAATGAAAAAGCACGTCTAAAAGCGCTTGTTCAAGAGCTCAACTCTATTATGCCTGGGCTTAATGCACAGTATGACGCGGAAAAGGACAAGCTCAATATGTCTACGTCTGCGATCAAGCAAAAAATTCAGGCAATGAAAGAAGAAGCTATTGTAAGTGCAACAGTAGAGCAGTCTGCAAAAAAACAGATTGAAATTGCTAAACTGGAAGCGCAGTCTATTCGTGAAGTTGCTCAGCTCAAAAATAACGAAGCGCAGCAAGAAAATGTCAGAGCACGACTAAAAAAAGCAAATTCTGATATGGAGTATGCTTCACAAACAGGTGATACAAAAGCATACAATGAAGCATTAGAGAGCTCAAAAAAATATTCAAACGAATTAACTGCACTTACCGATGCACACAAGAAGCTTAAAGATGCACACGATAAGACGACTTCGTCTATCAGCAAGACAAACACAGAAATCAATAAGCTTGATTTTACTTCAATTCTTGCGCAGGCTAATAGCGCTGGTGTCAAGATACCACAGGCAATCAAGGAGGGCTTATCAACCGGCAAGATTGCTATACCTCAAAGCATAAATGAACTAAAAAATCTTATAAAATTTGATGGTGTTTTTGAGAAAGCAAAGCAAAGCGGTATCAAAATCCCTAAAGAAATGTCTCAGGGAATGCTGAGCGGAAAAGTCTCAGTCTCAACCGCAAGCAATTATATTAAGAATTCAGTAAAATTCAATGGACTTCTTGAAAAAGCTAAGCAGAGTGGTATCAGCGTGCCAAGAGGACTAGTTCAAGGTGTAAATAGCGGTAAGATATCAGTATCAAGTGCAATAAAGCAGCTTGAAGCGATAGCAAAAAAACATAACACTGGCGCTATGAAGCAGAGCGGTGCAAGTGCCGGGAAGACTGTTCCAAGCGGTATCGCAAGCGGTATTCGAAGTGGAATGAATACAGTAACGTCATCAGTAAAAACAGTCGGAAATAAAGCGGTATCTACAGCCAAAAGTTCTATGAGCTCATCACAGGGTTCAAGCGCTGGCTCAAACTTCTCAAGCGGTATCGCAAGTGGTATCAGAAGCGGAAGTGGTGGAGCATTCAGCGCAGTAAGAAGTCTTGCAAGCGGACTTGTAAGCTCTTTAAAGAATGCACTGAAAATCCACAGTCCATCAAGAATAACTAAAGAAGACGGTATCTATTTTGTTCAGGGCCTTGTTGGTGGCATAAGCGCAGGCACAAAAGAAGCTGAAAAATCCGCAAAAGATTTAGGCAATGCTACAGTGACGGCGCTCAACAAGGAACTTGAGGTCCACAGCCCATCAAAGAAAACAAAAAAAAGTGGCAAGCACGTTGTTGATGGACTTGTAAAAGGCGTCAAGTCTAACTCGAAAAAAGCAAAAAAGGCAGGAAAATCATTAGCTAAATCAGCTGCGAACACAAAGACGTTCAAAAAAGCTTCAAAGACTTATGAGAGTGCTACAAAAACTTTTTCTAGCAACGTTACGAGCACTATTCAGTCGATGAACAGCAAAATCAATGATCTTAACAAGCAGTACACAGACGCTGTAAAAAGTCGTGCTGACTCTTTAAAAACTGGACTATTTGATACATACTCAAAAGATTCTCCTGTTTTCGGATATACACTGACAAGAAATCTACAGTCACAAGTCAAAGACTTAAAAGAATATTCAAGCGTAATGAGCTCTTTGCGTTCAAAGCTCGGACGCAATTCTGGACTGTATAAAGAGCTTGAAAAGATGGATGTATCATCATTGAATAGTTTAAAGGCTATCAACAGCATGACATCATCTGAACTCAAAAATTACGTAAATCTTTTCAATCAGAGAGATTCATTGGCTAATTCGCAGGCTATAAGAGACAACGATTTGTTAAAATCATCTATCAATTCTCAGATTGCGCAGGCTAAGAAGGATGCACAAAATCAGATTGAATCGCTGAAAAATGAGTACATCAAAAAGCTTAGATCGGCTGGCGTTGTTACCAAAAAACAGGCAAAAACATTAGGCAAGCAGCTGACTGCAGGCATCAACGCAGGAATAAAAAAAGGTCAGACTAACATATTCAGCACGATTAACAGTCTTGGAAACAAGATGCTTAAGAAGCTTAAGAAAAAATTAAAGATTCATAGTCCATCACGAGCATTCAGAGACGAAGTTGGTATCATGACCGCAAGAGGACTTGCCGAAGGTATTGAAAAAGGCGCTCCTGATGTCTATCAGACACTTAATAAACTCAGCGACAATATGCTCAATACATCTATCGCATTAGCGCATGATGCAGGCTCTTCAAAGACTTCGACAGCAATCATTCAATCATCAATCAATACAGACACTAAGATTGATACACTTATCACTCTCATGACTAAAATGCTAGAGAAAGACAGCAATGTCTATATCGACAAGAAGAGCCTTGTAGGTACTATCAGTGACGAAATGAATAGACAGCTTGGAGCTAAACTGAAATTGCTGTAAAGGAGTGATCAAATGCAACTAACAGATCAAAGCGTCAACTTTGGAATTTACAATTCCTATGAAGAATGGGGACTTATTTTAGAAGATTATGACATTTCATATCCCGAACAGAAAAAGGAATTCGTTGAAGTTCCTGGGAAATTTGATACATACATAGATGCTACATATAGTTTGACTAAATATCCCATTTTTGAGAGACGAACAGGAAAATTTAAGTTCAAAATCTTTAATTCAGTGATTCCTTCAAAATTCGAAACATGGCAGTCATTAGCTGACGATATCGCCAAAAAAATTCATGGGAAAAAAATGAAAATTATTCTCAATGAAAATAAGAGCTTTTTCTACGAAGGATATGTAAGTATATCAGACAAGAACTTGCGTGATTCGTCGATTGGAAAGCTAGAGATTGAGTGTGATTTATATCCGTATAAAAAATCCATAAGAGAATTTGTTTTCAGATGGAATGCAAGAACGGGATATAAAATACCTTCCACGCTGAAAAAGATGAATTTTGGAAGAATGCCAACAAAAGTACGAGTGGAAATTGAAGGTAATATTGAAAACGATGTAAATATATCAGTGCATGATAAAGAATCTGGTACAACTGAGACATATTCATATAACTTATATCGCTCTTTTAATGTGTGGGGCTCTATTTATGATATTGAACTTTTAGGTTATGGCGAGAATGACAATTTTAACATTATTCTGAGATATGAAAGAGGGGAATTTTGATGTACAATATTATCTATTTTCGTGATGCAGTAGATAATCCTTTGACTGATACAGTCTTCTATGATCCATTGGATCCAACAAAAAGGATTTACAGTGCTACGATTTCAAAAAAAGAGAATGAAGCAGATGTTCTGACAATCGAAATCAATAACAATCATTTTCTTTTTAATACAATCATTGAAAGAGCTGATCCTCTCAATCATTATTTTAAAGTCTATAGAAATGATACAAGAAAAGATGATGATTGCATCTTTTACGGGAGAATGGTTTCTTTCGAAAGGACCTGGAATAATCGTATTAAATTAACATGCGAAGGTGCCTTGGGTTTTCTTAAAGACAACTGGTGCTTTATTACGAATCAGGAAATCGATAATGGCAGTGTTTATAAAAACATACTTCTTAATAAAGTTGGACTTTTTCCGCGTGGTGGAAGAAAAATCAATATAGCTGATGGTCGAGAAAGATATTATATGCGTTCAACGCGTGAGCGTATAAACAAGGTGCCACGAAAAATCAACAATTTTTATGTAGACGGCGTAAAAGTTAACAGTTCAAACATAAATGATTTTTTTTCTTACGGAGGAAGAGCTGATTACAACGACTTCGATATGAATACCTCTGATGAATATAAGACAATGTCTAATTATGATGCAATGCAAAAATGTCTGAATGCAAAAGATATAAAAGCATATGCAACTATAGACACAAGTAAATGTACTCTTCCTGATTATGTGAGAGGAATAAATACTGATAATGTTGTAGACAAAGATAGAGCTCTAGTCGCAATTCATTATCTAACTCATTATCGTGATACTGACAAAATTATTGAATTTGGCAAAAATCTTATTGATTTTACTGAATCAATATCAGAAAGCGATAGGTACACAGCAATGTATCCTGAATTTTGGGATAGTATAAGCGCATCTCAAATCAATGTTTCAAATTACTACGCAGAAAAGCAGATTGCAGATTACGGCATTATTGCACACATCAATGATATGACGAAAGCAGCTGAACAGTTTGGTGATCAGCCGCATATTATGAGAGACATCATTTACAGAGAGATCTCTAAGCAGATTCCGACAAAAACTCTTAACATCTCATTTATTGACTTGTCAAATTTAGGCATAGAAGCTGATGAGATAAGACTTTATGACAATGTAAGGATATTGAGCAAGCCTCATAATCTGGATATTGTGCTTCCTGTCACAGAAATTCATTATGATCTTAAAAATCCGCAGGATTCAATTGTGCAATTGGGAAAGACATTTAGTACACCAATCACAAATTACATAAAGGAGATGAGATAATGTATACATTCAATGTTGATGATCAAGTGCTTGCTAAATATGATACAGCAGCTTTTGCAACTTATTCAGTGAATGCGCCTAAGCTCTATTTCAGTTTAGGAGATAGCTGGATCGATGGAATTACAATCGTGAGATTTACTGATTCATCATACACAAAAAATTATGATGTTGTGATGGAAAAAACAGGCGATACAGGATACGTTAGATGTCCAGCGGAAGTCATGACGGATTCGAGATTTTATATTGCGTGCAAAAATGCACTTGATGATGAAGTGCTTACGACTAACGAGATTGTCATCAATGCTGAAAAAAACAATTTTGGCGAAAGCGGACTAACACCATTTCAAACTCAATCACTAGAAAATCAGCTTTTAGCAAAGATGAATCAAATTAATGATATAAAGACAGGATTAAAAAAATGCTTGAATGTATTCAAGCAGGTAATCTATAAAGATGATGCAGATTCCACAATTTTGGAAGAATTTGAAAATTATATTAATAATCTTTAAAAAAGGAGGAAAACACAATGAAAGTAGATTATGGAGGACATGTTTATGAATCATATAATATTTAATGTCGACGGGCAGAGACTATACTACAATCAGAAATGCTACTTTTCAACTGACACTATCGATATGCTTTACGTCAATTTTGAATTTGTAGAGGATGATTCAGGGCATATTTGCGGTGAATGGGATTTGCCGCATCTTTGGGCGCAGTTCCATGATGAAAATGGAAACGTATATGTCAAGCCAGTTGAAGACAACACATGCTCTATTCCATTCGATTGTCTGAGACAGAATGAGTTCAAAATGACTCTTTTTGCTACTGACACAGAGGATTATATGGTATGTACAAAGCGATATACAACAAATGAAATTGCGTTCAGGTTTAGCGGTTCAGCAAATCTCAACTACGACGGTGGAGTCAGTCCAGATGAACCTTTGCCTAGAAACTGGCAGATTCTTCTTGACAGGGTTGACGCGTGTGAAAACACTGCTGATGATCTTCAAAACGAATTAAATGAAAGAACATCTGCATTCTTGAGTGCTGAAGAAGATGGCGTTTACATCAATTACACTAAATAATAATAAGGAGGATATATAAATGGAAGATAAATACAAATTACCAAGCGCGGAGCAGTTCGATAAGTTAAATGCTTCGGTTACTGAAGTTGGAAATATTATTGCTAAAGCTAATGGTATCAACAACACTAATTCGTGGACTGAATTAGCATCATTGGTACGTTCTGGAAAAGCTAAGCAGTTCTTTGACTACGGAGATCAGATTGAAGAAGATTGGATTGATGTTGATAATAGCAATAGAGCGTATTCAAATGTCTGGGATATTGCTAAATTTGAAGATGTAGAAACAAGAGAAGGTACTATTAAAGGCATGTTCTTAAAGACGCATTGGGCGACATTAAAACCAATTCAGTTCTCTCACAATAGAGCATTCTACGCTTGTAGAGATGGATTAAGCGCAGGAACTTATCACGTCACATTAGGTGGTGACTGGGGTGATAACGCTAAAAAAGATAAATCATATCAGTTTACAATTACTAATGACGTACCAACAGGCGGTAAACTGGCTGGTTTCTATTCGATGCCCGATGTTGATCCGCAAAATTGGAAAGTATATGTGTATGCCGAGAACGGTATTGATATTCTAGAAAATGCTATTACTGTTACTGAAGGTACAGAAGGTACATCATTAGGAACATTGAAGCTTAATGAAAGAGACGGTAACTTAAACTCAATGCAAGAAGCCGGATATGGTAATAACGACTGGGAAATCTCAGCATATAGACAATATCTAAATTCTCGCAAAGGAAAGGGAGAATGGTGGACTGCCCAAGACGAATGGGATATTGCTCCCGAACAGTTAAATACAGTAAGTGGATTCTTATGTGGAATTAGCGATGAGTTATATAATTCAATGAAAACAGTTAAAGTAAAAACATGGAAAAATAATCCGACACATGGTGGCATTGAATCATACACATATGACAAAGTGTTCCTTCCTTCAAAGGAAGAATTATATTACACTCCTCAGAAATCAGGAGAAGGAACATATTACCCATTAATGAAAGAACAGTTAGGATTAGACAGCCCATTGGCTGACTACACTAACTATGCTACGAACATTACGTATGCAATTGAAAACCATAGTTCTGCACAATTAGTGCGTCTTCGCTCTGCGGATCTCTACTATGCGTACATTGTGTGGTATGCGAGCGCATCCGGCCTTGTCAGCAACGGCACCGCGACTACTGCGAATCGCTGCACTCCCGTTTGCGTCATCGGGTAATCTTAGGTAATCCGCCGAACCACGTATCGGCGGAGGACCGATTTATAATAAACAAAGATAAGGAGGAGATTAAATGGCGGTAAATGTCGGTCAAAGAAATGTGAAAGATACGCCTCAAAACAGAGGACTTATTTCTCTGAATAAAGCCCTTAATTTAAGTGTTCATACAATCAAGATATGCTCTAATCCAAAGGTGTTTGACGAAAAGTATCAGAAGTTTGTGGATAAAACGGTGGATTGTGCGACTAATATATTTATGTCAGCGAATACAGCTAATAATATTCGTGTGACCGATGAAGAATCGAAGAAGACTAGACTGGCATTGGAACATAAAGCGATTATCTACTGCAACAACTTGCTTTCATATATAAATATTGCTCAAAGATTATTTCATTTGAGGGGTAGAAAAGTAGGATATTGGGTAGGCATGACCTTAGACACAAGAACGCTGCTAGGCAAATGGTACAAAGCCGACAAGCACCGCTATAATAATTTCTAAATTATATATCGGGTGTAGGTTGAATTTTTTTAGTGCGTCTTCGCTCTGCGAATCTCAACAATGCGAACAATGTGTGGAATGCGAACACATCCGGCAATGTCAACAACAACAACGCGACTAATGCGAATCGCTGCACTCCCGATTGCGCTGATAGCCAACCGATGGCATACACATAGTGTTTGTGGAATGGCTAGTTTTTACGCAAGGAACCGAACCCCGTCGGTTTAAATCCGTAAACAATACCGAAATGATGTTGCGTGACTGCTTGTAGTTACGTAACTACAACAGGAGGATTTATTTATTAAATACAATGAACATATAACATCGTATGATGCATTATGGGAATCATTTATTAAGTGCAGAAAAAGTGTAAGCTGGAAACCGATCGTCATGTCATTTAACCTCAATGCCCCTGAAAGAATTTACAAGATGGAGCGTAAATTCAGGGAAGACAAATGGAAGAATGGCATGCCGAAAGAGATAAGAATTACATATCCCAAACCAAGAAATGGATTATCAATCCCCTTTGAAGATAGGATTTATCAGCGCTCAATTAATGACTTGGTGCTATACCCAAGTGCCACTAAATCATTTATTTATGGCAACTGCGCTTGCCAAAAAGGTAAAGGCACAGACTTTGCAAGAAACTTAGTAAAAAAGTATTTGAGAAGACATTTTATAAACAATGGACTTGATGGTTATGTGCTTCAAATTGACGTGTCTGGTTATTATCCAAATATGCGCCACGAAGAAGTAGAGAAGATTTTTAGGAAATGCTTGAATGACATTGATTATGAAATGGTATGCGATGTACTTAACACTCAATATAAAGGTGATGTAGGATACAATCCTGGATCACAAATGGTACAGATAGCAGGCATTTCTTTGCTGAATCCTATTGATCATTTCATCAAGAGAAAGCTAAGAATCAAGCATTACATTCGTTATATGGATGATTTCTTCTTGCTGAATAAATCAAGAAAACATCTTGAATACTGTTTAGCCAAAATTAAATCAAAACTAAACGACATTGGATTTTCTGTGCATCCTAAAAAAACACATATAACGCCATTAAAGGACGGCTTCTTATTTTTAGGTTTCCATTATCGTATTACAAAGACCGGAAAAATCATCATGACTCTCAATAGTGAAAACGTCAGACATGAGAGGAAGAAATTATATCGTCAAGTGCAGTTGTTGAAAAAAGGCGAGATTACACAAGACAAGATTGATGATTGCTTTGAAGCGTGGGCAAATAACGCTTCTAAAGGTAACTCTTATAAGCTGATCAAGAGAACGAAAAAATACTTAAATGAAGTGGAGGAATCAACACATGAAGGTAATTAGAAACAAAATGTCACCAAAAGATAGAAAAGAGCAAGAGAATGCTATCTCTCAGGCTGAAATCAACAGATCAAACATTGAATACATCGCAATGATGTCTGAGGTTGAATTAGATAATGAAAGTGAGGATGTAGAAGATGAGCAAGAAATTTAGAACTGTTAAAGAATTTTATGACGAAGGATTATGGAGCATCGTTAGAGTCCGCAACGCAGTAATAAAGAAATGGATTACAAAAGAAGAATTCAAAGAAATTACTGGTGAGGATTACTAATGAAGTCTGGTATCATTCTAGAAAACGGTGATTTAAAGAGAATTATTGCTAAACATTTTGGAGTCGAAGAATCCAAAGTTATCAAAGCCAAGTACCACTGGATGGTTGCAGGTGTTCAACCTATGAATGAAAAGGTAGAAGAAGATAACAAGGATTTCTCACTATTAAAGATTTAAAGGGTGTACTAAACAGTACATCCTTTTTAAGTACATAACAAAGGAGTGATTATTATGAATCATATTATTAAAGATATCATCTTAAGAACTGTGTATACTTTCTTAGAATCTCTTCTATCTATGCTGGTTGTTGGTAATCTTATTTCTTCTTTTGATTGGATTACTATCCTTTCAGTCAGCGCAACTGCTGCGCTTATCGCCTTTATTAGAGCAGTAATGGCTGCTATTAAAAAGATTGATCCAGAAGTGACTGATTAGATGGAGGTTAATTGTTTTGAATGCTAGTGTAATTGCAGGTATAACTTTTTTGTTAGGAAGCATTACTTCTTTACTGGGGGTAGCTAGCTTCTACATTGCAAGAAAGAAAGATACAGCCAATGATGTAAAGTCTACAGTTGAGCAAAACACAAAAATTAACTGGAAGCTCGATCAGCTATGCGACGATACAAGAACTATGAGAGTGGATATGCAAACGCAGTATAAAGGCATTGATACTAAACTCGATAAACTGAATGAGGAAGTTATTATACTGACGCGTGATCAAAAAACGCTCTTTACTCGACATGATGAAAATAAACATGATATCAAAAGACTTGATGAAGAAGTGCAGGGGCTTAAGAATCGGATTGTGAGAATCGAAGCTGTGGAAGGAGGCAAATAGTATGTCAAACAATGCATTAAGTTATTTCGACGGCAGTAAAAAATCGAAAAGAAAGAAGGTATTTAATTATGATCATTGTAGGAAGTGCGAGAATTGACGAAAGAGGAAAAGCAAGCGGAGGACGAGCTGGTGACCAGACAGGCAAGGAGCTTTCAATTCAGGAAGGATATATCTATAAAAACGGCTGGGATGTAGATATCAGAATCAAAGACAAAGCAAAGCGCGACAAGTTCATTGCCTTCATCAAATGGGCATGTGCCAGCAGCAAGATCGGCTATGATCAGTCGCAGAGACTGTCTCTTTATTATGAATTGAAGAAGCTCAGCTTCCGATACGAAAAGCTAGTTGCTAAATGCGAGTGCGACTGCAGTTCGCTTGTTGCTTGTGGACTTATCGTGGCAGGTTTCAGAGAAGTCAATCCTGCATGTACGACTTCCACACTGGAGCTTGATTTGAGAAAGAAATATCCAAATGATTTTGATTTCTTCACAAAGAGCTACAAGAACGGCAATCATACCAAGATTACAAAATGGTGGAGAAATGGCGATATTCTGAACAAGGCAGGGCATCATGTTATAACAGTTCTCAGCGGCGGAAGAAAGAATACTGTTGTAAAAGCATCTAAAAAGCATTATTCAGGAGAATTCCCTAAACTTCCGCCAAGAGGCTACTTCGTTGTCGGTGATAAAGGTGAAGAAGTCGGAAAGCTTCAGAAGTTCCTGGCATGGGCTGGATATGATGTTGGGAAGCACGGCGTTGATAAAGATTATGGAAAAGATACAAAAAAAGCAGTATGCGATTTCATGCGTGACTGCGGATTCAAGAATATCAACGGAATGTTTGGTAAAAAATCACTTGCACATGCCAAAAAATTAAAAAGATAAAACATGACAAAGAGCAAGATTGCTTGCTGACGGAATAGTCGGCACTAAGACAATTGCAGAGATGGTAAGATAGAGAGAGACGGCTTGTCTCTCTCTATTTTTGCGAAAAAAAATCAAAAAAGTTCATTTTGCCATTGATATGTGTACACATATATGATAATATATAGTTGTAAGGAAGAGATGAAGAAAATCTCAAGGAGGAGACAAAATGAAAGAATTTAACATTTACAAAATCGCGTTTGAAAATATGAAAGGAGAAAATGAAGAAATATTCGTTTTTGCCGAAAATGAAGAAGAAGCAGAAGACATGTTCAAACTTAACTTCTGGTATGATGACGACTTAATGGAGTTTGCGTACAGAAAGTTTATTAATGTAACTTTAGTAAAAAATCCTGTGAAACATGAAATTGAAAATTCAAAGCATTGGGCAATCACTTTTGGATGCTTTGGGGCTGATCTAGAAGAATACTATCACAAGCTGATAAATGAAAAAAATAAATAAAATCATGAGAGATGTAAAATGGTGTACAATAAATCACGCGCTAAAGCATCCGCAAAATATCAGAAAGATAATATCAAGCAGATAAAAATAGCACTGAATGTAAATACGGATGCCGACATAATAAATCACCTTGAAATCTGTGAGAATAAGCAGGGATACATCAAGGATTTAATCAGAAATGATATAAAAAAATCGAGGGCTAAATAGTCCTCTTTTTTGTGGCATGAAATTGACATGAAATGCATAATAAACCATGAAATAAAGAACAATAGAAAGCATAAAAAACAGCTATTTTACAGGCTTTTAATGTCAATACAAAGCTTAAAATCGTTTCCCATCTCCGGCACCAGTATACTAAAAAGCCCTTTGTTAAGGGTTTTTTTATTTTTGTGGCATGATTGTGGCATGATTTTTTAGAAATCATCAAGAATATTGAGCAATTTTTTGTTTTTGTTAGGGAACATATGTGCGTATGTTTCTTCTATAACTCGTGGACTATTTCCACTAAAATTGCTTATCTCGAAAGCGTCCATTCCATTATTGATCAGCAGTGAGATGAAGCTGTGTCTGAAATCATGAATGCGAATTCTTTTGAAATCATGCTTCTTACATAATGCGTCATTGTAGCGTCTAATCCTTTTCGGGTCCATTGGCCCCATTTTTTTGGTACGAGGATTGAATAATTCAATGATGTATTCTGAATCAGGATATTTATCATGGTGCTCTTTTAGTTCTTTTAATAGCAAACTATTCAATGGCACGTGACGTACTGAACCGTTCTTGGTGCCCTCTAGGATTGTATGATCACGATAATTATATCGTGAATGTACATACAGCATGCTGTTGTTGATGTCTTTCCACGTCCTCGCTGAGAGTTCGCCAACACGCATGCCAGTGAAATAAAGCATGTCAAATGCCAAGAGCATAGTATCATCATCAATCAATGACCTAAATTTTTTATATTCTTCCTTTGTGTAGTACATCATTGCCTTTTTAAGTCGTTCCTTATGCACAA